CATTATGGCTTTTTAAAGATGGTTCTATGAGTAAAGAGCGATATAAAAGTGACGCAATTGACCATTTCTTTCCTCGACAAGGAAAATACGATTTAGAAGATGCAATAGCATGGATGCCTTTGCCACCTGCTTACAATCCCGAAAGCAAGCCCGACATATACATTTGCTCATGCGGTTACGGTTGGGATAGATCAAAAGTAGTCCGTCACCATTACTGCCCCAATTGCGGAAAGAAGGTAGAGGGAGGTACACAGGAATGACACTGTTTAAAATCATAGATAAAACAACAGGTGAAGAACATACTGAAGAAGCAATTGAAAGCGAAGCTAAATCAGGTAACTTGATGGAGTGTGATATTGATGGATTTTATGTTGGTGAAGATGGGCAGATAATTCTTGTTGATGATTGTGGTAACTGTACTTGGGTTGATATGAGCAGATTTGAAGTGAAGATAGGAGGTACACAGCATGACGATTGAACGAGCAAAACAGATAATGGCTAATTATGACCTAAATTTCCACGAAGTAAATGAAAAGCTTTTTAATTATGGAGAAGTTGCAGAAGCGTTTGATATGGCAATCGCAAGCCTTGAAGCGTGGGGCGAGATAAAGCAGGAAATAAATGATTTATTCGGCAAACCTGCCTGTTATATGCCAAATTATGATGCTTATAAGATGTTTTTGGAGATTATAAACAAACACTTGGGGGAGGTGAAGGAATGACAATATACATCAGCGGCAAGATCACAGGAACCACGGATTATAAAGCACGTTTTGCAGAGGTGGAGAAGAAGCTTAAAGTTGATGGGCACAGGGTAATCAATCCGGTAAAGATCTGCGCGCATATAGCCCCTAATTCATCCTGGACAACTTATATGCGTACCTGTATCCGGGCATTAACCAGGGCAGATGCTATTTACCTGCTGCGCGACTGGCGGAAATCACCCGGAGCCAAACTGGAACACCAGATAGCTGTAGCGTTGGGCATGAATGTGTTATCACAGGCTAAAGGAGAATAATGATAAGCATAGTATTAAAAGCAGCAGAATGTTTTATCTTGGCAGTAGTTTTCGGACTGCTGCCAATAGGTATGGGTTTTGCCCTGGGATGGATCTGTAGGGGCGAGCATGATAAGCATTGACCTATAAGGGCATAAATGGTATTATATTACATATATTTAAAGGAGGGTAACCATAATGGAAAGAGGATATAACTTGCGCGAAGTGGCTGATGCACTTGGAATAAAAGTGCGAACTGCCAGGCGCTGGGTACAAATCGGCAAGATCAAGGCCAAAAAGATCCCCGGCACTAAAAGATGGCTGATTCTGGAATCTGAAATTAAAAGATTACAGGGAGGCGAATAAAAATGGATAAAATCAAGGATCGTTATAAATCCTTCCCGGCAGAGCTGAAAAAAGCAAAGCAGTTTGTCTGCTGGGTTGGGTCTGATAAAATACCCAAAAATCCATACACAGGCAACAATGCCCAGAGTAATAATCCATCTACATGGGGCACCTTTGAAGAGGCTTGCAAGGCTTGTGAGCAGTATAAGTTTGATGGCATTGGGTTTATGTTCGCACCGCCTTATTTTGGCGTAGATCTGGATCATTGCCTTGATAACGTGGATTTTTGTGATGAGTTTGTAGAAACTTTGCAGAGTTATGCAGAGATATCAAAAAGCGGCGAAGGGATACACATTATCTGCAAAGGTAAGCTGCCTGATGGATCCAGGCGCAGAGGCGGTGTGGAAATGTATTCCGAGGGCCGTTATTTTATCTGTACAGGCAATATCTACAACCAGAATTATACGAAGGTTAAAGACTGTACCGAAAGCATAAAAGTTCTTCACTCAAAGTATCTGCCTACCAATGTACCGCAGGCAGAAGTGCGCAAGCCTGTGGAAATAGATCTGGATGATACCGAGATAATCGATAAGGCCAGAAACAGTAAAAACGGCAGTTTATTTACCTTGCTTTATGAAGGATCATGGCAAGGGATTTATCCTTCACAATCCGAAGCAGATCAGGCATTCTGCAATCTGCTGGCATTCTGGACAGGGCGCAATGAAGAGCAGATGGACCGTATTTTCCGCAGTTCCAAACTTATGCGTAACAAATGGGATAGTAAACGTGGTGCCATGACTTATGGCCAGATCACCGTAGGCAAAGCATGTGCATCCTGTGCGAATGTTTATGAGCCGAATAAGTATGGTGATGATGCATCCCTTGCGCTGGCTTTTTTTCAGAATGGCACGGTAAGAGTTGATACAGCCAATGCTTTCCGTGCTTATGATATGACCGATACCGGCAATGCACAGCGGATGTATGATAGGTTTGGGCAGTATATCAGGTATTCGTATAACCGTAAAAGGTGGTTTTTCTGGACAGGGCAGCAATGGATCCTGGATGAAATGGGTGAGGTTAAGAAGCTGGCGGATGAAATCTGCGAGGATCTGAAAAAAGAGGCATGGGCTATTCAGGATGAGGATATGCAGGAGGCGGCTTTTAAGTTTGCGAAATCAACTGCAAATACTACCCGCAAAGAAGCCATGGTTAAGGAATGCCAGCACTTAAAAAATATTCCTGCATCCCCGGATGATTTTGATGCATACCCGGGATACCTTAACTGCCAGAATGGTATCATAAATTTGAGGAATGGGGAGCTTATACCGCATGATCCGAATTTTATGTTATCGAAAATCTGCCACTGTGAGTATGATGTAAAGCATGGTAAGCCGAAGATGTGGCTTAAGTTTCTGGAAGATATCACAGGGGGGAATAAAGACCTTTTAGAGTATATCCAGAGAAGTGTGGGGTATTCGATATCCGGCAGTAATGCAGAGCAGTGTGCTTATTTTCTTTATGGTATGGGCAACAATGGAAAATCTACTTTTTTGGACACGATAGCGGATATGATGGGCACCTATGGTATGAATGTACAGCCCGATACACTGATGCTGCAGAGCAGGCTGGGAAGTTCCGGAGGCGGCGCAAATAGCGATATAGCACGCCTTAAATCCAGCCGCTTTTGTACATGCAACGAGCCGACAGAAGGCATGAGGCTGAATGAAGGACTGCTTAAGCAGATCACAGGCGGCGGTAAGATAACAGCCAGGTATCTGTATGGTGATGAGTTTGAGTTTACGCCCGAATTTCATATCTGGGTAGATACGAATCATAAGCCTGTTATCCGTGGTACAGATCTGGGTATCTGGCGAAGGATTAAGCTGATACCGTTTGAAGTTAATATCCCGGCGGAAAAGGTAGATAAGAATCTTAAATTTAAACTGCGTAAGGAGTTTCCGCAGATCCTGGCATGGGCCGTGGAAGGATGCCTTAAGTGGCAGAAGGATGGCTTAAAAGAGCCAGAATGTGTGCTGGAGGCTACGAAGGAATATAAGCAGGAAATGGATCTGGTTGCGGGATTTATTGAGCAGTGTGTGGTGATAGACTATGTATCGGCTGAAAGGGTTATGGCATCCGATTTATTCAATATCTACCGCCACTGGGCAAGGCAGAACAATGAATACGAGATGAGCAGCAAGAAATTTTTTACGGAAGTATCAAAAAAACTGCCCGAAAAAGGCAGAGTGGGAAAGGGTATCTATTACACGCGCATCCGGCTTACAGAGTATGCAAAAGAGCTGGTGCCTAAACAGTACAGGATAGAGGATTTTAAGTAAGGAGGGTAACCATGGATAATGAGATTGATTTTGAGAAGATAGCGGAAGAAATGTGCGACCATTACTGTAAATATGCAGATACATGGGATGAGAAAACAGAGGGCATACCTTTATGTGAAAGTGATTACTGCAAAAATTGCCCTTTAACCAGATTGCCATTATAAAGGGGGTGGATTATGACGGTATCAGAGGTTAAAGACCGCATAAAAAATACGATTGATCAATATTATCGCCAAAGCTCAAAAAATTATATTGAAGAATCGCAGCTGCATTTTATAGGCGGAGTACTGCAAACTGCTTTACATTTACTGATGTTTAATGATTATAATGAGATAAAGCAATATATATATACTCAATATGGATATGATCCTGGCGGTTGTGCTGATGGACAGATAAGCATTGATGAGATATTGGAAGGAGAATAAAAATGGATATTAAAACCATGAAACTTGAAGAATTGAAGGTTTATGATAATAACCCCCGGAAGAATGATGAGGCTGTGCCTTATGTGGCCGCAAGCATTAAGGAGTTTGGTTTTAAGGTACCCATTATCATTGATAAGGATAAAGTGATTATAGCCGGGCACACGCGTTACAAGGCTGCAAAGGAGCTTAAACTAAAATCTGTGCCGGTTATCGTTGCGGATGATCTTACCGAAGATCAGGTAAAGGCTTTCCGACTGATTGACAACAAAACACAGGAGTTATCATCATGGGATTTCAGCAAGCTGCTGGATGAGTTAAATAGCCTTATTGATGATATTGATATGACGCAGTTCGGCTTTGCACCAATAGGCGAAGAGGAAGAGGGCGGCGATAAGGCATCACAGGATCTGGACCAGGGCGAGGAATTAGATCTGGATGATTTTGATGATGAGAAATTTGAGTGCACTTGCCCGGCATGCGGTTTTAAATTTAATGAGTGAGGTGCTGATATGAACAGATTTTCATGGAATTGGAAACTTTCAGAGCTTAAGCATGATAAGGATATAAAGGTATTTACCACCTTTTCATGCGGTGGCGGCTCGTCTATGGGTTACAAGCGCTGCGGCTTTGAAGTGCTGGGTAATGTGGAGATTGACCCCAAAATAAACAAGATGTACTGTAAGAACCACCACCCGAAGTATAATTTTAATCTGGATCTGCGTGAGTTTAATAAGCTGGCAGAACTTCCGGAAGAATTATACAGTATAGATATCCTGGATGGTTCCCCGCCTTGTACTACCTTTTCTACAGCCGGCAAACGCGAGAAATCATGGGGTAAAAAAAAGAAGTTTAGAGAAGGACAGGCAGAGCAGACGTTGGATGATCTGTTTTTTGTATTTCTGGATACAGTAAAAAAGCTTAAGCCGAAGGTGGTTATAGCTGAAAATGTAGTGGGGCTGGTTAAGGGTAATGCAAAGGGCTATGTTAACCAGATTGTGCAGCGCTTTAAGGAGCTGGGCTATGATGTGCAGCTATTCTCACTTAATTCTGCATATATGGATGTACCGCAAGCAAGGCACCGTGTATTTTTCGTGGCGAATAACCAGGGATATCCGAAGCTTAAGTTATCATTCAATTATGACCCGATACCTTTTGAGAAGGTTAGATCTGAAAAGGGTGTGCCGTTTAAATCTGATGATGCATTGTTTAACAGGCTTCTGCAGGAGGCTAAAGTATCGGATAAAACTGTGGGAGATATAGCCGAGAGGATCGTGGGGGAGAAAAACAGATATTTTACTGCCATGATAATGCAGGATCACCTTGTAGCACCGACTATTACGGCAAACGGGCAAATGATGCGATTTTGTGATAAAATGTTAATGAGCAAGCAGGATTTTGTAAACGTGGGCAGTTTTCCGCAGGATTATGATTTCTGTGGGAATGATCCGCAGTATGTTACCGGCATGAGCGTGCCGCCCAACATGATGGCAAATGTAGCACAGGAGGTGTATGAGCAATGGTTAAAGCAGTAAACATGGATATAAATGCTATTAAGCCTTACGACAATAACCCCAGACGCAACGAAAAGGCGGTTGATGCTGTGGCGAATAGCATTAAGCAGTTCGGATTCAAGAATCCTATTATTGTGGATAAAAACAATGTCATTATTTCAGGCCATACACGGCGCCTGGCGGCTTTAAAGCTGGGATTAAAGGAAGTGCCTGTTATTGTGGGTAAGGATCTCACAGAGGCACAGATAAAGGCTTTCAGGCTTGCGGATAACCGTGTGGCAGAGATAGCCAAATGGGATGAAGATGCGCTTAAAGAGGAAATGGCAAAAGTATTAGATGTGGACTTTGAAAGTTTCGGCTTTGATCTGGATGATATCGAGGACATTATCCAGGAGGAAGTGGGGATTAAAAAGCATAAATGCCCGAAATGTGGCTGTGAATGGACAGAGAAAGGCGGTGATACGTAATGGCGAATGAACAGAATTTAAGACCATCCGAGTATAAGCTAAGCCAAGAAGAAGCCAAGAAAGGCGGTATCAATTCTGGAAAGGCCCGGAGGGAGAAAGCGGACCTTAAAAAACAGCTGCAGTTATTCCTGGAAATGAATGCTACCACCGATAAGCACGGCGAGCCGCTAACAGGTGCGGAGCTTATGGTTAAGGTTGCGGTTAAGGAAATGACAAAGGGTAATCCCAAATACTGGGAGCTTATCAGGGATACCGCTGGCTTTAAGCCGGTTGATAAGCTGGTAGTGGCCGAAGTAGATCAGAATGTTATTGATGAAATAGAATCTATGGTGGAGGATGTGAGCGATGAAGGAATACCGGATGAAACTTGAAGTGTGGTTATGTAAACAGGGGGGGGGTATTGCGCAGATCACGCATGATATCTTTTACGAAGGACAGAATGAAGAGGATATAGCGGCGCAGATAGACCGTGACAACAATGAGCTGCTGGAATATATGCGTACCGGGAATACAAAGGGTGAGGAATGCTTTTGTTTTAATGGCCTGATGTTGCGGAAAGCGTTTATAGCGGCAGCCAGATTAACGGAGGCGGATTATTGATGGACCGTAAGCAAGCAGTTAACTTTCTGCTTACAAAGCCCTATAAGTTTGGGCATCTGATAGGCTTTAAAAAGTTAACCCACTTACATAATAAGTGGATAAAGGATATGGTATGCGGTAAGGAGGATGCCAGCCTTGCCGCAAGCCGTAACACATATAAGACCACCTGTGCCAGCATTGCGCTGGCTTTAATCATTATTTTGCTGCCGAGGCTGCGCACCATGTTCATGCGTAAGACAGATGATGATGTAAAAGAAATCATAAAGCAGGTGGCGAAGATCTTAAAGGATCCACATACGCAATATTTTGTGCAGGTAATATATGGCGTATCGCTGAAATTAACAGTTGAATCAGTATTTGAAATTTCTACGAATCTGGCTACGGATATCAAGGGCACATCACAGCTTATCGGTATCGGTTCCGGCGGATCACTCACAGGAAAGCATTTTGATCGTATCTTCACGGATGATATCATCAATATCAAGGACAGGATAAGCAAGGCAGAGCGCGAGCGCACAAAATTGGTATACCAGGAGCTGCAGAACCTTATCAATCGTGGCGGAAGGTTTGTGAATACGCTTACCATCTGGCATAAAGAGGATGCAAGCACCATGATGCCCAATATGGTCAAATATGACTGCTACCATCCGGAGGTAAAGGATATAATTACAGATGAGGTGCTGGCGGAAAAGCGGGAAAGCATGACTGCCGCCCTTTTTGCTTGTAATTATGAATTAAAGATTATCGCTGATGAAAACCTGCTGTTTGCCGAGCGGCCTATGGGTGCAGAGCTATCGAATATCATAGGGGCACCTTGCCAGATTGATAGTGCGTTTGATGGCGAAGATTACACGGCATTTACGGCTATGAATTGGCATGATGGACATTTTTATATTTATGGCAAGTGCTGGCGCAAGCATGTGGAGGATTGTTATAAAGATATCCTGGATGATTATTCCCGGTTAAAGCTGGGTAAGTGCTGGAATGAGAAAAACGCGGATAAGGGTTTTGTGGCCCGTGATCTTAAGCGCAAGTATGGTATGCGGATGGTTATATATCACGAATCCATGAATAAGCATGTAAAAATAAGCACTTACTTGAAAGCTATATGGCAATATGTTATTTTTGTGGAGGGTACGGATGATGAGTATATCAACCAGATCCTGGACTATAACGAAGATGCAGAGCATGATGATTGCGCCGATAGTGCAGCCACACTGGCGCGGAAAATGTACAAAAAAGCCAATATAAGAATCGATATAGGCTTAAATGATGAATTAAAGGAGGAAGAGGCATGAAGTATTATGAGGACCTGTTGAAAGCGGGAGAAGGGCAGAATCTAATTGATTTTGTGCGTGGTGCCATTAACGATTACAAAAGCAGTATCATGTATAATGAGGCGGTAACTGCCTATGATTACTTCCGTAAGCGCAATGTTACAATCCTAAAATATCAGAAGCTGCTGTATACTCTTACCGGACAGGCGGTGCCGGATACCTTTTCTGCAAATTATAAGTTGATAAATGCCTTTTTCCCGATATTCATTAAGCAGGAAAATAGCTTTTTGCTGGGAAATGGTATCACCTTTAATGATGCAGGTACTAAAGAGAAGTTTGGCGGGCCGCGTTTTGACAACGCAATATATTCTGCCGGAGAATATGCGCTGTGGGGTGGTGTATCCTATGTCTTTTATAACATGGATCATCTCGAAATCTTTAAGGATACAGAGTTTGCCCCGCTGGATGGCGAAGAGGATGGGGCACTGCATGCAGGCATCCGCTGGTGGCAGATTGATGCAAACAAGCCTTTAAGGGCTACCCTGTATGAGGAAGATGGATACACAGACTTTATCTGGAATCTGAATGATGCCAATGATGAAGAAGGAGCAAAGGGCAGGATACTGCATGAAAAGCGGCCTTATGTGCAGATAGTAGAATCCACGCTGGCTGATGGGGATATTATTCTGGATGGAAAGAATTACCCGGGATTCCCGATTGTGCCACTGTGGGCAAACAAGGAGCATCAGAGTGAATTAACAGGTTTGCGCGAAAAGATAGATGCTTATGATCTTATAAAGAGTGGCGCTTGTAATACGCTGGATGATGCAAGCCTGATTTACTGGACTATCCAGAATGCCGGCGGAATGGATGATATTGATCTGGCACAGTTCCTTGAGCGCTTAAGGACCATCCATGCCGCTACCGTGGATGATGATGGCGCCAAAGCCGAAGCACATACCATGGATGTACCTTATCAGGCCACAGAATCTATTCTGTCCGGGTTAAGGGATGATCTATACAGGGATGCAATGGCGCTGGATACTGAAAAGATCCAGGCGGGCAACATCACAGCTACCGCTATAGAAGCTGGGTATGAAAATCTGGAGCTTAAATGCGATGGTTTTGAATATTGTGTAACCGAATGCATCAAAGGATTACTTGCCCTGGTTGGTATCGATGATGATCCTACCTACCATCGTAGAAAAACTACAAACCAGACCGAAATAACACAGATGGTATTATCCGCTGCACAGTATCTGGATGATGAAACCATATTGAAAAAATTACCTTTTCTGAATATTGATGAGATAAGTGATATCATGATCAGGAAGGACCGGGAAGAGGCAGCGCGCTTTATCCCGGCGCAGCAGCAGGCAGAGAATGAGGAAGAGATAAATGGCTAAAGATCCGGCTCGCAAATGGACCGATAAAGAGCTAAAGGAAATGGAAAAGCATATAGGCGGCATTTATGACCAGGCGCTTACAGAAATCACCGAAAAATGGGATGCTTACATGGCGAAATCTGCAAAGCGGCTGGATAAGCTGCATGAGGCTTACCAGAACGCGGCTGCGGATGAGAAGGAAGATGCCCTAAAGAAATATCAGGATGCCTTAAGGAATGTAACCTTTAAGGATAAATATTATCATGATATGGTCCAGGAAACAGCCACACGTATCTGCTATACAAACAAAGTAGCCACAGCCTATATGAATGGACAGATGCCGCAGATCTACAAGGTTAATTATGACCAGATAGATCCTGCGGCGGTCATTCCCGGGATAAAGTACAGCATGGTCAGTGAGGAAACCATAGCAAACCTTATCAAGGATGGCACCATACCGCAAAGAGAGATCGATGAAAAAAAAGATAAGACCTGGAATACAAAGCAGATCGGCAGCACGGTTCTGCAGGGGATTCTGCAGGGGGAAAGCATTAAGGATATATCAAAGCGCCTGCTGCCGATTGTGAATAAGAATGAGGCATCTGCTATCAGGAATGCCCGGACAATGACTACCTGTGCGGAAAACAGGGGCAGGCTGGATAGATATGCCGATTATGAGAGCAAGGGCCTTGTAATGGCGAAGGTGTGGATAGCCACCGGGGATGATAGGACCCGTGATTGGCATTTAACGCTGGATGGACAGGAAGTGTCCAGGGATGAAAACTTTATAGATGGGCAGGGAAATGAGCTGATGTATCCCGGGGATCCTGATGCCGCATCGGAAACTACATGGAATTGTCGCTGCAGTATGCGCAGCCATATTCTGGGAGTACGCGGCAAGAATGGGAAAATCACACCGATTAAGGATATGCATAAAAGTGGGCTGCACCAGGAGCAGATAGAAGCCGAGCGTAAAAAGCGGGATATGAAAAAGCCGGAGAAGATAACGGCAAAAGAAAAGAAGAAAGAGCAGCCTAAAGAGTTCCCGGAGATTAAGACCAGAGCAGAAGCCATGGAAGTGGCAAAAAGCATGTTTGCATCTATAGAAGATAATGTTAAGCGCATAAATGAAGAGATATTGTGTAAGAATATCACACAGCTTAAGCGGCTTAATGATAAGTTTGGCGCATTAACTGATAAAAATATTGGATATTTAACCAGTAGTGCAAGTGGAAGGGCTATTGCCTATACAGGTACTGCGTATAATCGCAAGGTGGAAAATACCCGTTTAGGGCTTGTTGCTAAATATTATAAAGATCCGGAAGAATTGAAAAATACTGAATTAAGGATGAGGGATAAAAATTGGTCTATGCCTTTTTCTGATGAATATGCATCTGTCTTTTCTATTACGCATGAATACGGACACATGCTGGAAAGTGTTATAAGCAAAGGGCGGACTGTTTGGGGTAGCAGGATAGGCCCTGATTATGTGGATGATCCCAGAAAAGAAGAGAAGAAGCAAGCAAAAGATATCCGAAACGAGATAGTGGCCATAGCAAAAGAGAATAACCCTGATTTCACTATGTTAGGAAAGATAAGTGAATATGGAAAAACAAATGATTTTGAGTTCTTTGCAGAGGTGTTTGCTAATAGCCAATGCGGGGCACCGAATGAGCTGGGTATGGCAATGCTTAAATGGTTAGAAAAGGAGGGCTATTGAAATGACAGTGGAAAAACCTTATTTCATGGAAAATAAAGACTGGTACTATTTTGATGAGGATGATTTCTGCTATAAACTCACAGATAAGGCACCTGAAAAGGCAAAAGAAAGCTATAAGGAGTATTATAAGACCGTTTATAACGGAGGTGAGTAATGGAAGTTAAGATCACGGATAATTCGGCGGAGATCCAGGCTGCCTTTAATGACCGGATAGGGCTGGTGCTGGGTGCCATAGGTGAGATAGCGGAAGGCTATGCAAAGGAAGATTGCCCGGTAGATACGGGGCGCTTGCGGAACAGCATAACGCATCAGACGGTAGAAAAAGATGAGTACATAGGCACCAATGTGGAATATGCGCCTTATGTGGAGTTGATAGACAGGTACTATCATACAAATGGCAAGGCGCACTTCCTGCGGGATGCTGCGACCACTCATGGGGATGAGTTTAAAGCGGTTGCCGAGGCAATCTTAAAGAGCGAATGATAAAAATCGTGTAGGATCGTGAAAGATGCTACACGTTTTTTTATATTTCATATATGTACAATATGTCACGTTATGCCACTCGCATATATATATTATTATATATTATTATATATTATTATATATTTCTTTTGAATGTAGCAATGTAGCAAATGAAGTATATATATAAAAAGTGTGTAGTGAATAAAAATTCTATAGGAGAAAGTTTTACGTGGGATACAGATGATACATCATGTTCACTGGGTGAGCTGTGAAAGTATGTGCCTATTGTGGCATATAGTGACATATAATACACATTATTTTGTGTAGGATCCTACACGGCTTACTACATCTTGACATAATTGTTATATTTGACTTATACTAACACCAGAAAGGGGCAGCGCATTGCCCTTAAAAAACAATCAAATCCCGAAGCACCGGGACCGAAGCAAAGGAGATTGAGAATATGGCACTTACCAGAAAAATGCTTAAAGCAATGGATCTTGACGATGATAAGATATCACAGATCATCGATGCCCACCAGAGCACGATTGATTCAATCGCGGAAGAGCGCGACAAGCTCAAAGCCGATGTGGAAAAATACAAAGGCGATGCAGAGAAGTTAGCGACTGTAGAAAAGGATCTGGAAAAGGCACAGGCGAAGCTGGAAGAAGCGGATAAGACCGCAGAAAAGTACAAGAGCTTGCAGAATGAGTTTGCCGAATATAAAGCCGATGTGGATGCAAAAGCCACAAAAAGCGCAAAAGAAAAGGCATATAAAGAGCTTTTGAAGCAGGCCGGGGTACAGGATAAGCGTATGGATGCCATTATAAAGGTATCCGATTTATCCAAAGTGGAGCTGGATAAGGATGGAAAAGTAAAAGATTCAAAGGATCTGGTTGATTCCATCAAGAGCGAATGGGCCGAGTTCATTGTCGCAGAGCATACAAAGGGAGCGCAGACCCCCAAACCGCCCGCCAATAACGGCGGCACAAAGATGTCAAAGGAAGAGATTTTTAAAATCAAGGATACTGCTGAAAGGCAGCAGGCTATGCTTGATAACAAAGAATTATTTTTATCAGATTAAGGAGGAATAAGATATGCCCGGAGCAATGGATAATCTTACAAAGGCATCGGATCTTAAAAGGATCCGCGAAATTGATTTTGTTCAGCAGTTTACTCACAGCAGCCTTGCAAAACTGATTGAGGTGCTGGGCGTAACCAGAAAGATCCCCATGATGGAAGGTACCACAATGTATGTGTACACCATGAGCGGAGAGCTGGCAAATAATGGTCTGGTAGGTGAAGGAGAAGTTATCCCCCTTACCGAGATCGAGCAGGAAAAGACCCCTGTAGGCGAGATCACTCTTAAGAAGTGGCGCAAGGGCGTTTCTGCAGAAGCAATCAAGAAATCCGGTTATCAGACCGCAGTACGCGAAACAGATGCAAAGCTGCTTTCACTTGTTCAGCAGAGCTTAAGATCAGATTTCTTTGGTTTCTTAAATGGTACCATTTCAGGATCCACTCCCGTAGTAGGTGCCGGTCTTCAGGCAGCACTGGCAAATGCATGGGGTGAGCTGCAGGCACTTTTCGAGGATGATACTGCACAGGCTGTTTACTTTGTAAACCCGAAAGATATCGCCAGCTATCTTGCCACTGCCAACATCACCGTTCAGACCGTATTCGGCATGAACTACGTGGAAGATTTCCTTGGTCTGGGTACCGTTATCATAAGCAACAGGATCACCCAGGGAACCTTCCTGGCAACTGCAAAGCAGAATATCATTATGTATTACCTTACCATGAATGGTGATGTAGCTGATGCATTCGGCCTTGCCGCTGATGAGCTGGGTTATATCGGTATCGCATCCGGTATCCAGAATACCGAGCGCGCACAGATAGAATCACTGGTTATGGATGGCATACAGTTCCTGGTTGAGTATGCCGCAGGTGTTGTCAAAGGCAGCATCGATGATTCTTTTTAACGGATCTCACCGTAGCAGCCGATGCAGCTGATGCAACCTATCCTTGGACCGCACTTACACCTGCGGATTTCCAGGATGATGTAACAGTAGCAGGCGGTGAGATTACCGGCGAGCTTACCTTCATTGAGGGTGGACTTTCACCGAGCGGACCTTTAGCAGGTGATGGATATTTCCTGGCACTTAAGTTCGACAACTTCTCGAGTGGTCTTACATACGCAAATGTTAAGGTTGGTCTGGTACCTTCCGCATCTGGT